AACTTTATTTTTAGAACTAGGAGTGCTACGTGTACCTCCTGCTACCACTTGAGCAGGTGACGTTTCCTGCTTACGAGTTTCCTCAACTGGTTCATCTTCTTTTGTTTTGTACCTATGAGGAAAAGCTTCTTTTAATCTACTATCTACTTCTGTATAATAATCATCATCAGTAGGATTAAAACCTTCTTCTTTTAAATCTGCATCTATTGCTAGAGCAGCAGCAGTTCTTATTTTATCTTCTCCAAACCAATCATTTTTTTCTGCCCATTTTTGTGCTCTAGGGTCTGGTGTTGATTGTGGTTGATATTGTTGTTGAGATTGTTGTGTTTGTTTTTGTTCAACCTCTGGTTCTTTAAACTGCATCTTTGTTGCACCAACTGATTTTAAATCATTCTGTGCATCATTTAAAAACTCTTGAGCCTTTAATATTTTTTCAGCATCTCCATCTTGGTGAGCTGTTGTATAGGCATTTCTTGCTAATTCTAATTTATCCTTTAATTGTTTTTCAGTTGCATCTAAATTTAATTTACTTATATTTGTAAATTCTTTTTGTGTATTAGATAATTTAGAATTTAATTCTTCATTTTGTTTAATTAATCTAGCAACTTCTTCTTCTTTTTGTTTACGTTGTTTAATTAATTGTCTTATTCTTTTTTCTGCACCTTTAGTATTTATACCTTCAAGTTCTTTAGGTTCGTCTTTTTTTACTTCAGGCTCTTCTTTTTTTACTTCTTGTTTTGGTTCGTCTTTTTCTACTTCAAATTCTACTTTTTCTTTTTCTGGTTTTTCAGTTTGAATTTTACTCCATTCTTCTTGTTGTTCCATTTTTATTCCCTTTCGTTGCTAACGAGACATACGAGTTACGTTATACTTATTATTATACTATATTATTTTAAAGTATGCAAGTATTATTACACACTATATTTAGATAAATTAAAGGTTGGGTCTAATGTTTTAGGACTTTCTACCTTCATTATCACTTGGTCATCAAATAATAATATATACTTTAAACCTTTATATTTTATCTTTTGACCAGAATGTTTGCCATAACAAACATAATCACCTACTTCACACCAAGGTCCTTTAGCAAACTTTTCCATATCATGATAAGCTAAATCACCTAATGCTACAACTTCTCCTACTGTTGTAAGATAAGCCATATCATCTCTTGTAGAGTCTGGCAATAAAATACCACCTTTAGTTTTTTCTTTTATTGAAACAGGTCGTACTAAAATATGATACCCTGGAAGTTCTGGTAGAACATTTGGATTAGGTGTTTCTTCTTTAGAAATCCAAGCATCATTTTTAATACTTTTTGCCATGTTTACTTGTTGCATTATTTTTCTTCTCCTTCATATATTTTTTTTGTTATAGTTTTAATAACTTCAATAGACCATTCAATTCCTTGTATACGACCTACAAGTTGTTTATAATTAGCGAATGAATCTGCTTGTCCATTCGCTAAATTAATTCTTAATAAGTTAAGCTCCTCATCAAACTTATGAAGAGCTTCATTAGATATTTCCATTTATCTTATTGGTCTGCAAATGCAGGTGCAGTAGTTGAAGTTACAGTTCCAAAGACTTGATAGTTTGTACTATCAAGACCAATAAATACAACTTCAAAAGCTGCAGGTACATTTAATTGTAAACTACTATTTGAACTACCATTTGAGTATACAATAGCATTATCAGCATTAGTATCTAAATGTGTAATACTACCTTTATAGAAATTTGAATTTCCTGGTGTTATAAATATTGCATCAGTAGCATCAGTAGCACCACCACCATAAACAAATCTATAAGATACACCTGCTTCTGGTGCAGGAAGAGTATATGTATTATCCTGTCCACCATCTGGTACTAAATTAATTCTACCACCATGAGTTGTATTTACAATAGTAATATCACCATCAGCTAATACAACAGGTGTAACAACTTCTCCTTTATTACCATAAGTAATATTTTCTGTTATTGCTCCTGTTGATGAATCTTTATCTATTGATTTAAATCCACCTTCTGACCTAAGTGGACCACTAAAAGTTGTGTTTGCCATAATTTATTCTCCTTAAATAAAATTAACCTATCGTCTTGGCATGTCTGCTAGGGCAGTCGATAGGCATAAAATATCCCTAGTTATTTCTTTTCTTGTTTAGAATCTTGTAGTATTGCTTTAGACATTACATCTAATAACTTCATACTTCTTTGTCTATCATCTAAGTTTTCCATAGTCATAACTTTTTCTAAAGATTGTGCTCGTATTTTTTCTAAATCTATTTGTGTTTTTTGTTCTGCTATTTCTGACTTTGCTAATAAATCTAATAGCTTCATTGTTTCTTTACTTTGTCTATCAAGGTCAGATTTTTCTTTTCTCATCATAGCAGACTGTCCTGCAACTCCTGCATCCTTCATTAATTTAGCTTCTTCTAATTGTAGCTTCTGAGCATCTAATGAAGATTCAACATTTAATTTAGCTTCTTCCATTTTTAATTCTTTTTCTTTTAATCCTACTTCAGCTTGTTTTAATGCAACTAATTGTTGTTCAGGTGATTGTGCTTGACCCATAGCTTGATTAGCATTTAATACTTGTTGTGCTGCTTGAGCCATTGCCATCTCTGCTATTGTAGCTACTTGTGATTGTTCTGGTGGTAATTGTTCTAGCCCCATTCTTGTAATACCATTAACTTGTTCTTGATATTTCATTACAGAATGTTCTTGTATATTAGATTCTAATATTGGTTTAATTCTTTCCATTATAGGATTAGCACCATTTTGTGGGTCTTGTAAATAAGCCATTTTAGTTTGAATATGTGCATCATGATTTTGACCTTCAAATGCTTTTATTGGAATACCTTTTGTTGCTGCCATAATATCTGATACTGGGTCCATAGGTTGTGGTTCTTGTTTAGGTGGTAATATTTCTTCTATATTAGGCATGTTAGCAGCATTTAATATTGTTCTGTTTAATGCTTCTATATTAAACATACCAGGAGGGGATTGTTGAGCCATTTGGAGAGCCATTTGAGCTAACATCATCCTATGTGCATTAGAAGGAATGTTAGGGTCTGATACAGGGATTACATCAACCCTTCCATCAAAGTCTTTCTTAAATACACTTTGTTCAGCATAAGGTACTTCATAAGGATAGTTCATAGGTAAATATTCTGAATCTATACGAGCAAGAATTTTAAATTCTTCTCTTTGCGATTTATGCAATCGTTTATGTATAGCTGAGAAAAATTTACTAGAAGCTTCCAATAAAGCCATAGTGGTTCCAACAGGACCATAAGATGCTGCATCAGAAACAATCTGTTCTGTGCTATCAGCAAACTTCTGACCTGCTGTTGTAACGAAACCTAGCATTTGAAAGAGAGTATTGGAAGGCTCTTTATAGGGGAGAGGAATAATTGCCTTGCTTAAATCTACTCCAGTTGCTTCGATTTCTTTAAATTCACCAGGACTTATTGGTTCATTGTCTCCAACAAGTCGTACACCTTTTGCTTTAAAACCTCCTGGTAAGTTTGCAAATTGACCTGCGTCTACTAGACTTCTCATAGCTGCTGTTGCAGTCATAGTTAAGTTACCTAGAAAGTGCATCAAGCCAAACCCATAAAATCCAAATCCAGGAACAAATCTGTAGTGGACAAAATGGGAAATCTTTTGTTGTTGTTTATCTTCTTTCTTATAGTTTCTTCTAATACTTAAAACAGTTCTAGATTGCTCTTCCACAGTAACAATGTAGGGAAGAGCATACTCTTCATCTATTTCAAGATAACAATGTTGTTCTAATAATGTATATTGTGGGTCACTATTTTCTGTAGGAGATAATCCTAATATTGTATCCATTTTTTCTGAAAAAGATGTAGCATTAGGATTTGTAGCTTCAGGTAAATCTATATCATCATAAATACCTGTACGCATATCTTTTGCTAAATCTACAGGACTTCTATAAATAACATGAGTATATCTATCTGCTTTATTTAAATTAGAAGCATAATAAGAAACATAAAACTGGTCTATGGGAACAAACTCTGATACTGGTCTTTTTAAGTTAGCATCATAATAAACTTTTTTAAATGCAGAGCCTATTAATGGTAAATGAAATAACATTCTTTCGAACTCATCAAAGTATTCTGGCATCTGCTCTGTTACTTGATAGTTCATAAAATCTTTTACTCTATTAGATTGTAGTTCTCTTTCAGGAGTTATCTTTCCTAATATCTGAGTTTTAACTGGACCATTTGCAGGAAACATTTCCTGTATAGCTTTTGATTGAAACTTAACTGCTGATTCAATTAACATAGGATGTACTGCTGTGCATGCACCTTCAAAAGGTTCTGATGTATCTTCTATCTTTAATCCTAGTAAATCAAATCCTCTTTCAAACATTGATTCCCATTCAGCTCTGGAATCTTTATCTGCTGTATAATTATTAATTACATCTTCTGCTATTTCTATTAAACTGTCATCATCTAAATTATTAGCAATGTTACCATACCATTCTTTCATTTCACTTTCAGGTTCCATTTCTATATTAACTTCAGTAAAATCTACAGTAACTCCCCCATCTTCATCTGCTTCAAAAGTTGGTGCATTTGCTGCTTCTTTAATTTGTTCTGGAAGTTGTACTACATTTGATATAGTTTCCTCTATCTTATCAAATGGATTTTTTTCTATTGCCATTATATTGCTCTCTGTGTATTATAATTTTTGTAGTAATCTTTCATTACTGTTCCCCCTTTTTTCTTTTCTGTAATTCCTTTTATAACTAATCTTGGATTAGCAGGTGCACCACTAGGCATATTGTCTAATACATATTTATATGCATTTTTAAATTGAGATGTTTCTTTTAATAATTCTTTTGCTTCTTTTTCTGAAGATGCTTTAATGGTAACATTATTAATATTATCTCCAATTCTAAAACTACCTTTTTCACCACGATAAAACATTTTAGGACTTATTACTTTAAAGTTAATTTTGTATTCATTTAAAGGTGAAACTGATTTACTAAACTTATCAATTAACTTTGACTTTAATTCAGAGTCTGTTATTAAGTCTTCATCTTTTTGTTTATAAAAATTATCTAAAGTTTTTTTATCAGAACTTGTTAAATTTTTATTTGCATATGTTTCAAGTATTTCTTGAGCTTTAGTTTTTGTTGTAGCTCCTGTTAATAATTTACCTAAACCTGATAGTGCTTTTGTCATATTGCTCTCTGTGTATTATAGTTATCATTACGTATTACCATACCACCTTTTTTAAATTTAAAATCTTTAGGCTTTCCTTTAACAACTCCTTTACCTAAAACTAAAGGACCTAGTTGTAAAACTTCATCTGCTTCTAAAACAGGTTCACCAGTTTTTTTATCATAAAAATAACTATGTCTAAAAGGATTCATTCCTATTTGAACATATTCTGAATTAGGGTCATTTAATTCTAGTTGTATTTTATTATAAACATTTTCAGTAGGAGCATCTAAATAATCTCCATGTATTCTTCCTATTGTTGCTTTTGGTGTTTTTCCTCTAGCAATATTTAAACCACCTTTTTCAGATGATTTAAATTCAACATTTTTTAAAACAGCACTTTGTCCATATCCAATAGCTTTACCACCTGTTTTAGTTCCATCATGTAATGATACAATCCATGTATCATAATTTTCATAAGCAGGAATATCTAAACGTGAAGCTACTCTTTTACCATCTAAATCAGTTCCTTTTTTATTTATACCTACTACACCTTCTTCTAACTGATTAGATTTTAATGTTCCTTGTATTCTTTTTAAAGAAGGAACTTCTGGCATTTCTGTAATTAAATTTATTGGTTGATATGCTTTTACAACTCTATCATAAAACTCTTTATCAATTTTTCCTTCATAAAGTTTTTGAGCTGCTGTTTGAACTTCAGGTATTCTTTTTTGTTTTTGATTAACTTTATATTTCTTTTTTATATCTTCTAATGAAAGGTCTTCATCAGATATATTTTTTAAATCATCTTTTGTTTTATTTTTTTTAATAAAAGTTTCAAGAACTTCTTGTGCTTTAGTTTTAGGACTTCCTCCTTTAACTAAAAGTTCTGCTAACCCTGCTAATGCTTTTGTCATAATTTCCCCTATTATTCTTTTATTATAACATTAAGTTCGCCAGTATGCAACCTTTTTTTTCATAGGTGGGTCATCCCACTCTGGGTCTTCAGGATGCTCAAGGTGCCAGGACTCTTTCATATAGTGTATTGCCATAGTCATTGCATCAACCTGGTCATCATGTGCTGCATTTGGAAAACGTAACATTTCTTCTAATAAATCTTCTGACCATTTTCTATTGCTAGGTATCCATACTCTTCCTGCTTCCATTAGTGGAGTTGCAGAATATACTCTGGCTACTTTATCTTTATCTGGTAAATATTCTAAAACAGGTAATCCTGCTCTTCGCATATCCTGTATGAGTGATTGACCAGATGCTTTCTTTTCTATCATACAAACATCAGGTCTATGTTCATCATATAACTGTTGTGCTATACGTCTTAACTCTGGATATTCAAATCTACCTTTAATATTTCCTAATAATATTAGTTGAGCTACATATTGTTCGTAGCCATCTTCTGTTTCTTCATAAGTATGAAAGATTCCCCATGTTTGTATTACACTATAGTCTGCAGTTCTTGATGTGGAGAACGCAGTATCATAGGTTTGTATTATAAATTCACAAGGTGGTGGCTCTTCATCATCCCAATACTGTACCCATTTCTTTTTTATTATTCCTCCTTCATCAGGAGTAGGGTCTTGCATGTAGAGTGCGTTCCAATATCGAGACCCATTGGATGCTTTTATCTCTGCTTCGTCTACCTTGAGAACATCTTCAGGCTTCCACTCTGGAAAATAGCTTGAACCCACAGGTAACTGCAGTAACGAAGCTGACTCCTCGTCTAACCATGCAGGTATTCGTACCACATGCCAGGGAGTCACAGCATAATCACCCACATTCTCTTGTTGTTTTAGTAACCATCCACATAAATCATCATAATGGTACCTAGTATTTATAATTAAGATAGAACCATTGGGCATAATACGTGTTCGTAGTCCTGATGGGTACCATTCTTTTACATATCTTCTACCTGCTGCAGAAAATGAGTCCTCTTCAGACATCACATCATCTAATATTGCTATATGAGCTCCTCGACCTGCTATCTGTGACCTAACACCTGCTGCATAATAACTACCACCTAGGTTTGTCTTCCATTTACCTGCAGCTCTAACGTCACTTCTTAAAGAAACACCTTTGAATATGTTTTGAAATTGTTCATCATTAACAATATCCCTTACACTTCTACCAAAATCACTAGATAATTGGTCACTATGGGAAACAGTTAGTATCTCATGTTCTGGATTTCTACCAATATACCATGCAGGAAACAGTTTGGAACAGATTACAGACTTAGAACTACGTGGAGGTAGAAAGACCATAAGCCTTTTTATCTCTCCAGATTCTAATTGTTGTAGTTTATGGCTAATTAACTCTATGTGGCGACCCATCTTCCAATCAGAAACAAGGGTTGGAGCTAATGTTTTAACAAAAGTAACAAAGTTTTCTTTAGATTCTTGTTTTATTTTTGTTTGTAACAAAGTATCTAAATGAATATAGGGACTTATAGTATCTATAGTTTGTATATTTTCCAATATATTTAAACCTATTGTATGTTATGATATGAAAATAATAATAAAAACAAATAAAAGATAAACAAAGTATATTTATTTTTATTAACTATATATAATTATACATAACTCCCCCACGTTTGTCAAGTCTTTTTTTATATTTTTATTATTTAGCCTGTTATTTTGGTGTATATATGGGGGTGGGGTATATATATATAATACACAGACTATTTTTTTTTGGGTGGGGTGTGACATTTTTACAACATTGTCAAAATTCCAACAGTAAATGATACCTTATGAGAACAAAATGAGAACATTTTATTTGTCAAGTAAGTAATTTAACAATGTGGCATTATTACAACAGTTATTATAATTACATAAGTTTATAAAAATATATCATTTAATTATAAATAGCGTGTTTTGATTATAGAATTTATTTATTATTTAATGATAGTAATTATTAGATATTAACTAATAATTATAATTAATAATTATATAAAAACGAATCACTTAAACAGTTTTTAAAAAATACATATAAAAAATAAATGTAATAAAAACAATAACTTACATATATCGAATTGACAATATTATAAAAATAGATTAAAAAATTAATATTATTTTTAAAAATTAAATAGGAGTAAATAAAAATGATAAACAAAAAAGATAAACAAAATATTATTAATAAAGAAAAAGATAATATTATGATTGATG